TGCGATGTCCTTATATTAAAACGGGACAGGCAGCAGCCGATGGTGTGCATGGATTGGGATCTGTTCGTATCGCTGATGGGCCACGAAGTCGAACAGGGAGAATGAATTGAAGGCTGAAGAGCAAAAATATTGGCGCGACACGATCAAAAACTGTGAGAAATACTACGCGCCCAAGCACGAACGCTGGAAGAAGCTGATTAAAATCTACAACATGGAAATGCAGGTTCCCGGTATGGAATCTGATTTCATGGTGAAGATTTCTACCTTCTTTCCGCTGGTTCGGAAGCTGATTGCATCCATCTCATTTAATTATCCGAAAGTTTTTTTAAACGTCGATGACGAGCCGTTTGAGTATGGGTCGATGGTGCTGGAGCGGTTTGCCAACGAAGCACTCGACGTGATGGATGTCAAGCCTGAGATCCACCAAACTATTTTTGACGTGTTGTTCTGCTACAGAGGCTGGCTGAAGATCGGCTACAATACAGCCAACTCCACAGAGGCAGAGGCACCTTACGTTTACAACGATGCATTGCAAGAGGATTTCACGTTCGTCAAAAGGATTAGCCCGTTCAACATTATGGTAGATCCTCTTGTGCCGCCGAACGATTTTGGCAGCGCACAATACGTGATCGAAAAGATGTTGGTGCCGCTCAAATTCGCCCAAGAGGACGAACGATTCCAGCAATTTAGACGGCAGTTGACTCCAGTTGCTGCCAGTGACGGCGATTCTACGCTCGACAACGTGCTGGTGAACTATTCCAACGGAATGGTAGACACCTCAGAGGAAGAGGACGCCATTGCTGAAGCAAAACGACTTCAGAAAATGGTACTGCTTTATGAGATCCACGACCGCGTAAACAAAAAGCGGATCGTTTTCGCAAACGACATTGAGCAGCCTATTGAAGAAATCGAGCACCCTTTCCTTGCACGGACACCCATTACACAGCCTGACCCGTTCAACGCCGAAGAAGTGTTATTGACGGGCGAGTTTAGCGAACCAGAAGGCTGGTTGACAACTAACGGCTTTCCCTATTTCAGTATGTCGTTTGACATTGGTGACGCCTTCTACGGTGTGCCGCTGATGGAATATGTCAGGGATTCGCAGCAGCTTATTCTGGAGAGCGTATCAAGGCGCGTAGACCTGCTCAAGAAACACGCACGAATCTCACTGGGCAACAGGGGAGAAAAGACGGCGAATCCCCACCTGCCCGACAGCCTTGGCAATCTTGAAGATGGGTCTGTATTGTGGGTTAATGACCCCGGCACTGCACTAAGAGAACTGAATTGGGGCAACCCACCACAGGACCAGATACAGATTGAGCGTGACGCGCAGTTCTACGAGTCTCGCATCATGTCTGTAGAGGCGCGAAGTTCCAACACGGCAACAGAGGCCAGCATCAACGCATCAGAGGCGCAGCTGAACCGTGAGTGGATGCAAGTAGCCGTAGTCGATGCCTACGAGTGGATCATCGACAACGCCCTAAGCGTGATGAGCGACCAGAGGTATACGCCCAACGAGTATATCCTGAATATATCACCAGAGGGCGAACCCATAAGGCTTGCCGCGATTGAGAACTACTGGCTGCAAGGCAGACGCCGCATAGACATAGAAGCAGGGTCGATGCTGCCGCTAATCGAACAGCTTGAACGTGACGATACGCTGGGATTGTTTGACAGGCTGATACAGTTGCCAGAGGTAGACAGAGGCGAAGCCGTCAAGATGATGATCAAGGCGTTCAGGAAGGTAGACGTAGACACGCTGCTTAAAGACGACCGCAACGCTGATGCAATGAAGGCGGCGCAGATGGAGTTGATGGGCTGGCTGCTACGCGGACAAGATCCCGGCGTACAGCCTGAAGAGGACCACCAGACACACCTTAAACTCCAATCGCCAGAAGTGGTGCAGCAGAACCCGCAGTTCGCTCAAGTGCCGCCACCGCAGCAGCAGATGGTATTGGCAGTGGTCCATCAACACGCACAGCAGCACCAGCAGTTCCTACAGCAGCAAGGCGGGGCTGTTGGCTCTATGAGTGGAACAGGCCCCACGGGGCCAGATGACTTGATGTCTCAGGTTCAGAGCAACGCACAGCGTGTTGCAAGCCTCATCAAAACCAACGCCGTTGATTCTCAGAATACGGCCCAACTATAAAGGCGGCGTCAAATGGCAGGGTTTTTAAATACCAATCAACAGGCTATGATTCCAACGCGTTCTCCCACTGAAGAAGAGTTGCCATCGTTACTGGCTGCTAAAGAGCAGGAATTGCTTAAAAAAACTGGAGGAAACATGCCCGTTCAACATGCAGTTGTAGGTGGCGTACATAGGGTCATTGAATCAGAATCTGGACAGCCAGCAATGGGTGAAGATGGCCAGCCGATTGACGGCGGTGGATTTGAAACAGCCGACGAAGCACTGATGGCAGTCAGCCAGATCAACAAGGCTCTTTACGGCCAAGAGGGACCGCCCAACGGTGCGGCAGCAGCAGCGGGTCCGGCAGCAGGTGGGCCGGGAGACGTGCCGCCAGAAGCTCTTGCAACAATGCTTCAGCAGATGCGCTGATGCCACGCCACGATTATGAGTGTCAGGATTGTGGGCATATAGAACAGGACGTGATTACGCGCAATCTGCCTGACTCATTGCCGTGCGAATGCGGCAGCGCAATGCACCGCACGTTCGCCAATTTTCATTTCAACGGCCATCTTGACAGCCAGCGCCACAACAAGATGTATGGAAAATTTCACGCAGGGTTCGGTGAAGTCGTTGACTCCTACGAACACAAACAAGAACTTTTGAAAAAATATGACGTGAGCGAAGCCGCTGACTCTGTTGGCGGTTCCCGCTCTTGGCGTGATCAGGCACCTGAAAATAAGCAGTCCAAAGAATTCACCCCTGCCATCGACCTGTCGCCAGACGAAGCTCGGCAGATGATGTCAGGAAAAACAAGCGCATCTCTTGATGCGCGACTCAACAAATATGTAGAGGACATGTAACATGGCAGAAGAAGGCATCGACTCCGGTCAAGATGATGCTACACCCTCCGCTGACACGTCCGCTGATCAGACAGATATAGCTACAGATCTGTTTGGTGATGACGCACCTCAGTCTGAGCCTACATCGTCTGAGAACGGTACCTCCACAACCTTCGACCCCAACGCTGTAGATATTCGCCGCACGAAACTGGAGGAAATCCCAGACCAGCACCGTCCGTATTTTGAACCCGCTTATAATGCCTTGAAAAATTTGGAGGCTGGTTTCACTAAGCGAGATCAAGATCTTGCCGAAGCACAGCAGAAAGCAGCAGCAGCGGAACAGGAATGGCGAGATAGAATTCAGCAGATTGCGGCACCTCCACCGCCGACACAAGCGGAGCAGTTAGAGACAACGCTTGCCAATGATTTGACGGATGAGCAACGGCAGGGCGTTGAGATGGTGAAACAGATCGTTGCCGCAGAAACGCAGCCGCTCTTACAAACTATGCAACAGATGCAGGGTATTGTGCCGACAGTGCAGCAATGGCAATATCAGCAAGAGCAGCAGAGCCAAGAACAGTTGGCTAACGAAATTGCCGATGCCCGAAACGAATACGGAGACGATGTCGAAAACTATGCGGATCAAATTGCTGCATTGATAAACACCAGCAACCCGCAAAGCAAATCTCCATACACGGTTCGGGAAGCCTACGAACTTGTTACTGGCAAGGCACAAGCCGTTGCAAATAATGCGCGAGAAATGGACAAAGCGGTTAAGGAAACAACAAAGCGACAGATTACATCACCATCGGGAACTCCTATTGTCACGCACGAAGGCGGGGACTTGTCTATAGCACAAACTCGCGCAGAGCTTGAGGCTCTGGGATTTGAACGTTAGATAAACAGGAGAACAAACCGTGGCCGCAGTAACAAGTACCGAAACATGGGATGCCGCTTGGACAACGACAATGAGAGCGCACAGAAAGCGCCTCACCGACAACGTGTTCGACGAATACCCAACGCTTCAGATGTTCAAGCAAGCCGGGAACATCGAAACNGAATCAGGTGGAAAAGAAATCAAAGAAGACCTTCTTTACGGCAAGAACTCTGCCGAGTGGTTCAGCGACTACGACACGCTGAACACTGACGCCGTTGATGGCATCACGGCAGCTTTTTATCCGTGGCGCTATCANGCNGTGCCGATCACCATNTCGATGACTGAGGAGATGGAGTCGCGCAAGTCTGACGCCGCAGTTAAACTGCTTTCCGCAAAGACCGAACAGTCGATGAACACCATCCGCGACAGCATCAACGCGGCGATCTACGGGGCGCAGTCGGGCAAGTCCATGCTCGGGCTTCAGGACATCGTTTCTGATTCTGCGGGTTCGACGCTTGCAGGTATCAGCGCGTCAACGAATAGCTGGTGGGACAATCAGCGCAACACGACAAGCACGGACTTCAACAGTTCAAGTGCGCCGTCTTACGCTGGCGTTCTGGCTCTGTCATCGCTTTACAATAACGCCAGCGAAGGCAACGACCAGATTACTGACATTTTCACGACCCTTTCGCTGTTCACAGAATTTCAGGACATCTTGGAAGGCACTGGCTACCAACGACTTACGAGCAATCGTTCACCGTTCGATGGTGGCTTCCCGGCGTTCCGTAACGCCACAGTCAAATATGATCGTGACTGTGCCAGCCAGCACGCTTACCTGCTGAATCGCAAGTACATGAAACTGAAGATGCAGAGCGGCATGAACTTTGCCAAAACTCCGTTCAAGGAGCCTGTAAACCAGATGGCGAAAGTCGCATTCATCGTGGTCGGCACACAGCTGACTACCAACAATCGTCGGCGTCACGCTGTGGCAACGACACTCACGTAGGCCATAGCCGCCAAGCCAATGGCGGTTCCACCCTGCCCATAGGGGATATGACAGATGAGTTACAGAAACAGGAATCACGTTGCGAATCAGATTGGTGGGATGGCAACAGGACAGGGAATTTACGAAGAGTCTTCAACGCCTAACCATTCAATCGGTGAGAAGCTTGAACTTGAGGACGGTCGTTGTTTTCGCTACGTATACACCGCCGCCGCTATCAATCGTGGGCTTCTAGTGTCTCAGGATGTAAGTGCTACAGCTATTGTCGAATCGGACGGTAAGTTGACGGCAGCGGCTGTTGGTGCTACGGAAGTTACATATACAGACTCCGGTACTGTCGGTTCCGCTACAGAGAACCAGTATCAGGGTGGCATGCTTCACATCACCGACGATGCTGGCGAAGGCCACCAGTACAGAATCAAGTCCAGCACGGCGGCAGAGTCGAATGCTGTGACGTTTACGCTCTATGATGGTTTGGCTGTTGCCCTAACAACGGACACAGACGTTGCCGTGACGGGCGGTTTGTGGTATAACGTGGTCGGTGCCACGGCTGGCACGGACGGTATTATTTCGGGCGTTACGCCTATCTCTCTCTCGGCCAATTATTACGGTTGGGTGCAGACGGCTGGCGTGGCAACTATTTTGGCTGACGGCTCTATTGCTATCTATGACAACCTCACGTTGTCTGATGGCGTTGCAGGTGCCGTCCAGTTGAAGGACGCAGAAACAGAGCCGCTGGTCGGCTACGCGATGTTTGCTCCCGACAATACGGGGCATGTTGGCGTAGTCCTTCAGGGACTCGTAGCATAGACGCAATTTGCGGAGAGGGCGTATTGTCCTCTCCGCATTACTTTTATTTAGGAGAATTGCATGGCAGCAGAAAAGGCGGCAAAGGCAAACGGTGAGGCGAATGGTGTTTTAGCTGCACTCAGGGAAGCAGTTAAACAGGCATCACCAGAAGAGCGCGATGCACTGGCAAGCGAGTTGGGTATCAGTCGGACCATCGGCAAGCCACAGCGTCAGCGTACACGCCGCGAGACAAACGAACAGGCCCAACAGATGTCGAGAATATCGGGCGGTGCCTCACATTCTCCGGATTTTGTCCCTGCTCCACCTGACTGGGTAGTGCAGCACGGCGGCGGGATGAACACGCACGAAGTCGAAACTATCGTGATGAATAAGGTCAGCGGCAGAGAAGAACCAACAACTACAACAGCACCTATCCCCGGCGAAGCAGCATATACAGGGAACTGGGCCGTTGAAATTTACAGAGATCGCTGGCTAAATAACCTGCCGCCACTGCCTACTACTCAAGCGTATGACGCTGAACGTGATAGATTTGGATCGTTCGGTGATACATACGATGGCGAACAGCTGGCAGCAACAGCGTCAATGGAGTCATGAACAAATACGGCCAGAGTATCGTTGGCGACTTGTCTGTGACAGGAAACCTTGACACCGTGTCAATGAGCGGTGACGGCACTCAGCTTGTTTTTAATTTGCTGCATTTACAAGAGCAGTCTGCCGACCCCGCTGACCCGCCAGAAGGCATGGCGATATTGTGGCAGTCAGACGGAACCGCAGCAGGTGATGATGGTGACATCCTTATAAAAATCACAGCGGGTGGCTCTACTAAAACAGCAACGCTGGTTGATTTCTCAGGGGTATAGATGACACTGGACAAATGCATTGAACTCGCATTGGCGAACGCTGGCTTGTCCAGTGCTGCCGCTACATTCCAGACCAAAGCGCGGGACTATATAAATCTGGGAACAAAAGAAATTTCTGCGGTCAAGGAATGGCGCTGGCTGTTCGCCGAAGCAACAATTACCACAACCGCCAACACGTCAGAATATGATTTAGCTGACGATGTGATGCATCCAGTTTCGTTTCGGAATGTCACCGATGATTTTGAAATGCGAATGGTGGACGTGCTGAAGCTGGACCGCATCGACCCTGACACAGACCTGAAATCGGGAGCAGAGAACGCCGCCGTTGTTAAATGGAACTCCAGCAATACCAACTGGACCGTTCAGCTGTGGCCTACTCCTGACACGAACTCTGAAACAATTAAATATCGATACAGAAAATATATTGCCGATTTTACTAGCGCCAACGACTCGTCAGAGTTAGGCGCGTTGGGGTTGCCCGATTGGGTACAGACGGCAGTGATGTATTATGCCGCTGCTAAGATTATGCAAGAAAAGCAAGACCCTGAAGGCGCGGCATTGGCGCAGCAGTCGTATGAAAGAATGATCCGTCACTATATGGACATCGACATGAACACAGACGGGTCACAAGGATGTGTTACTCATCTGCTTCGGAGTGATGCTATGGGGTTTGGAGATTTCACTTTCAAGGTTACTGACGGCACGTTGGCCGTTGCCAGTTAGGATTTTATATGAGCAAAGAATCCGCAGAACGCGCACTGAATGAATTGGTCAATAGTGGCAAGGTTTATCCTGAAGACATTGCGCCCGTTCGTGAGTATATCGCCAGCTTGGAAAATCCACCTAAACCGGAACCCAAGCCTGCCAAAAAAGCCAAAAAAGCTAAAAAGGCGGCCAAGAACTAACAATGGCAATTCGGGGTCAATCTGTTCAGGTTGGGCCGTGGACGGGCGGCGTCAATTACGCCGTTCCCGCCGAAGACCTTCAGCCTAACGAATTGTTCTCTATGGAGAACATGCGCGTTGGTGTTGGTGGAGAAGTTTTTAAGCGTGGCGGCATAGCCACCTACAACTCATCGGCTATCAGTGGCACTCCAACAGTAACCGGACTTGTCGAGCATCGCTTTTCGGCGTCGAGCTCCAGAGGCTACGTCATCGCCGGGGCAAAGATTTACGAAGACAACCTGTCGGCTTCGTTTACGGATCGCACATCCTCAATGACAATTACGGCAGGTGACGACAATACGTTTGCCTTTGCCAACTTTCGCGGCGACCTCTACGCCACCAACGGCGTAGCCGGTGATACGCTGCTTAGAATTACGGCAGCGGGAAATAACGCGGCGGCAGCAGATGTTGACTCACGTTTTACGACAGCGAAAACCATTGAAGTTTTTGACAATCGCCTCTGGTGGGGCAATTTGTCTAGTGGCGTCGATCGTGTTTGGCGCAGTGATTTGGCAGATGCGACAGCGTATGGGGCAAACGCCTTTTTTCAAGTCGGCGAAGATGTCACAGCACTAAAGAAAATCGGCAACGCTCTCAGCATCCACACCACGGAAAGCATTCACCTTGCTATACCAACAGGCAACGCGGCTCTGCCCTATAAGTTGGTGCAACGTGCAAACGCTGGATCAGTTGGTGAACGATGCATTGCGAATGTCCAAATACCGGGAAGCGGTGAGGTTGTCATCTACGTTCGAGAGGATGGCATCTATCAGTTCAACGGTGACGCAGCGCAAAAAATAAGCTGGAAATTAGACGGTGAGCGATATTGGGAGAGCCTGAACAAGGCGCGGCTGCACAAATCCTTCGTTGTCAAATATCCTAAAAAAAATGAATTGTGGTTCTGGGTTCCGAACGGCACCGACCAGACCACAATGAACCAAGCCATTATTTACGACTATGTGCGGCAGATATGGTACGGCCCCTTTACTGGAGTCACTAGAAATTGCGGCGCAATTATTAATGACGAGCCGCATTTTGGTGGACATTCGTCGGGCCGTGTTTTTACTCATGAAAGCTCGACGCTATCAGACAACAGCGGTTCGGCAACGTCAGGCATTGACGCTTTTTTAGAGACATCCAGCCCCACGCCAATGGGAACGGATGTAATGTTGAGGTGGTTGTTTTTACGCACATCATTTGACGTGCTTGGAAATTATGATGTATTGGTGACGTTTACTTCTCCCGGCATTGTAGGAGAATCTGCGACAATCAATATGCTCGGAGGCTTTGACGCTATTGAAACGGCATTTGAAATAGCAGCATCAAGCATTAGTTCCGATGCTAGTCTGGCATCATCAGACACAGATTTAGGGGGCTATGACCCCACCATAAAAGTGCGCTATTCAAACGGCAGTAGTGAAGAAGATTTTAGAATCAGACGAGCGTCTGCCGTTTACAAACCTTTAGGGCGTGTCCGAAAGAGCGGGGCCGGGATAACATAATGGCAAAACGTAAAACATACGCAGAGCGCGTCCGCGAGAATCGAGAGCGGTCGGCGCGAAAACGAGCCGAAACCATTGCAAAAAAAGGCGGCAATGCCTTTCAAGATTTTTTAGAACAGCAAGAGCAATTCCGCTCTGGGTTGTCAACGCCAGAAACGCGCGAACCAACAGCGGGACAAAAAGCAAAGACGCGGTTTGCAGAGATACAGGCGTCCGGTGGTGATGCGTTTCAAGATTTCTTGCGTCAGGCGCAGCAGCGCGAAGAGCAGCGCAAAAAAGCGATACCGAGGACAGCAGAGCAGCGTGTACAAGAGCGTTTTGCAGAGGTACAGGCTGGTGGCGGTGATGCGTTTCAGGATTTTCTGCAAAACAAAGACCAAACGCGGGTTGGCTTGGCTCCACCTATAGCAGCATCGCAGGAGATGCAACAGCGCACAGGGCCAGTCACTCCTGACATGCAAGCGCAGCTAGATGCGGCTCAACAACAGCAACAGCAGCAACTAGCGCAATCGCAACAACTAGATCCAAGGATGGCAGCGGCAGCAGCAACAGCACAGACAGGGCCGGGAGGAATACAGGAGCGGCAGGGTGACGCCACGGGCCAGCCGATGCCGACAGCTGAAATGGTGGTCCCGCCACCCTCAGCCCCCGATCAAGCACAGGCGGCAAAAGATCGCTTTGCGAGTGTTCAGGCTTCAGGCGGTGATGCGTTTCAAGATTTCTTGAAACAGGCAGAGGCGGTACAAGCAGGTGGCACAGTTGCAGCACCTGCGCCAACTCCAACGCCTACACCCGCGCCCACGCCTACACCGGCCCCGACGCCCCCACCAACGGCAGC